AGCACGGCATCGAGATGCGCCGACGCCGATCCACCCCATGCGCTGACCGGATCGGCCGACAGGTCGAGCGCATCGAGCGTCGTGCTTGTGATCGCTGCGGCGATGGTCTCCGGCGTGTAGCCTTCGACAGCCGGGGCGAATGCGGGATTGGCCGCAAGCGCCTGCCATGCCGCCCATGTCTCGGCGCGCATCATCGGCACCGTGGCGACATGCGTTGCGGGCTCCGTGCCCGATGCCGAGAGCCGCAGCATCCATTCGCGACCGGAGTGGCCGAGCGCGAGGCCCAGCGCCTCCAGAGCGGCGTGATCGGCCGCGGGCGCGATGGCGACGATGTGCGTTGAGTGCAGCGCGCTCATGTGTAGGTCACCCCGCGCACCACGGCAGCGGCACGCTCCACCGCGCGGCGGCTGGTGTCGCTCAGGATCGAGGGCCAGAGCCAGAGGGCGTTCGCCTCGCCCGACATGAAGACCGACGCGCCGTTCCGCGCGAACAGGTTAAACGTGCTGTTGGCAAAATTGCCGCTGCCAGCGTCGAGCCCGATGGATGTCCCCTGCGCCAACGCGCCATTTAGGAATGGCCTTAGCTCTTGCGCTTTAACGCTGTCGGCAAAATCGGCCACGAATGAGCAGACAGCAGAAAGCGGAAATGCTGACGCGGTGTCGTATGTGTTGAACGTTGTTTGACGGACTTGCACTCTGAGAGCAGCACCGACGCGCGGCGCGATAAAAAACGAACCGGGCTCTACGTCTGCACTCGCAGTGTGCTCGCAAAATATCCCGGTCCCGGCACCCGTGTACCGCCACGACGAGATGGCTGTGATCTTGTCGGTGGCGCTCAGATCGAGCGCAGTCTGATACGCCTGCGCGCCAGCGGGGGACAGGAAGCCGTCGCTCACCGTTGCGCGAGCGGCATCGGAGACGGCCACGAAGTGACCGACGCCGGGAAGGGCGCGCACTGAAACTGCGGTAACCGCAGCGGCAGCCGTGTAAACCGAGACCCAAAACAGCGTTCCGGTGTTTTGAATAATCGCCCTATACGTACCCGCGCCTTGGTTGTTAATTACGCGCGCAGGCCCCTCTAGAACGCCGACACCCGCATAAATCTGCGCGCCAGCGCTTGCCGTAGTGGTGATTTCAATTTCATAAAAACCGGCGGCTAGCGTCCTGCGCGCGGTACTGCCGACGGGTAGCGTGAGCTGGCCTCCAGACACCGACGCGCCGCCAGTGAGGGTCCACCCGTCAGCGCTCGATAACACGCCAGCATAAAGCTCCGGTCCCAGCGCCGCCTCGATGCTCCGCCCGTTCGTGCCAGCCGTGCCGACGGCGCCGAGGAACCCGGCCACATTACCGATGTTCGGCGCACCACCGGACCCGTTGCGACCGACGCGCATCAGATCGCGGCGGTGCCACAACCACGCATGGGGCGCATCGCGCGCGGCAGCGATGGCCTCGTCAGCCTGCGGCCGCGTCAGGCGCGATCCCCACGCCGCACCGCCCGCCGGAGCGCCGAATAGTTCAGCGAGGCGCGAGGAGGGGAAAACCGCGCCTCCCTGCCTGCCGACGATGCCCACGCGCCTGAGCATCAGGCCACCGCGTGCAGCGTGACGTTGCCGTTGGTGGTGCCGTCGCGGATCACGGCGAAATGCGTGGCCCCTGCGGGCACACGCACGACCTCCGGCGAGTCCGGCGCCAGCGGGAACGAGGTCCCGCCGACCGTCGCTGCCGTGTCCAGCAACGCCGCGTTGGGAGCCGCTTGCGGCACGCCGAACCGCACGAAGCACCTCACGCTCGCCATGAGACGCACCTCGCGGCTCGCGCCGAGGGTCGGCAGTGCGTTTGCCGCCGTTCCCGTGTCCGTCACAGACACGCGGACCCCGGCCTGGTTGTATTCGCGGGTGGCGGCTGCGGCAGTCAGCCGATGGGCCGCGAGCGCTGCTGCGGCTGCTGTTGCCACCTCGGCGTCTGCCGGATGCGCAACCGTGCCGGCGCCCTCCAGGATGACAGGGTCGGCCTCGACACCGGTGCCGCGCAGGCGGAACGACCGCGATCCATGGCCGCCGCCGAACACGAATGAAAACCAGCTCATAGGCCCTCCTCATGAGGAAAGAAATCGAGCATCGGAAACACTCCGTGCCGCGGTCGCCTTACGTCGGCCCGCCGCTGAGATGCACAACAGCGAATGTCGATTGGCACTCGTAGAAAATCGACTTGCTAACCTCGACGGCCGCAGGGCTCACTTCGGCGGATGATGCAAATGGCGCATAAAACTTGGGGTAGTCCGCGACGTCGTTGAAGAAGCGTCTCGATCCTGAGTTGAACGCATACGCCGCCACGGAGCCATCGCTTGCACGGATTGGCCGTCCGTACTCGTCGGTGACGCGCAGCACGAGCGTTGCGTCAAATGCGCTATACGCCTGATAGATCGTGCTTGACCCTATGTTCCAGGCGCCGCCATCGCTCTTGACCGTGCCGTCGCGCAGGATTTCCAGCGCAGATTTTCCAGTCGGCCTGAAGGAGTCGATGTCGTAGGGGTCCACGCCGAACAGGACGTGGTAGCTGTCCTGAAACCCAACAGCCGGACTGAATGCGCTCTTGTATTGCTGCTTCAGATAGCGCCGCATTCCAAAGCTCGCGCCGTGCGAGATAATGTATGTCAGGTCACACACCTCGATCTCGATGGTGCCTGCGCTGCCGCCGCCGCTCGCGGCGCTCGTTGATGTGCCTGCGGTCGTGATCTGGAACGTGTTCGTCGTCGCGCCGGAAATCGCAAAGACGCCTGTCATCTGCGCGCCAGTAATGCCGCCCGTGCTCGTGATGCCGGAGAGCCGCACGCGCATTCCGTTGCTCATGCCGTGGTTCGCCCACGTCACGGTCACGGTCCCTGTTGAGCCGTCCGTGGCGACGGGATTGGTCAGCAGCGTCTTGGGCGGGAGAACAAGCCCATAGGGACACTCGATGGTGAAAAATGTGCCGTAGGCGGTCGCCCCAACGCCCCACGTGCCGACCAGAGACAGGTTTCCGGCGGCGCCGTCTGACGAGATGACGTTGTTAGCGGGCGTGTTCAGCATCCCGCCGTGACCGAAACCGCGATAGCGCCAGGCGCCCGTGTCGCCCGACGAGACGTAGGCGTCGGCCATGAGGCCGATGCGGATTGCAAAATCCGCGTTCGGAATGCCGCCAGCATCGTCGGGCGACATGAAAATCGTGGTGTAGTACCCTTTGGCGTAACACCGATGCGCGACAAGCTGCCAGCCGCCATCGACGCCAGCGTATCCCGACGGGTTCCGGTAGATGTATTCGTTGAAATAGATCGGGTCAGGCCCGGCCGTTGCCAGGCCGGCGTTCCGCACCCGGACCAAAATCCAGTCCGCATGCAGGCGCATGGCGGCCACCGGCGCCGACGCCGTCGGCAACACGTCACCGACATAGACACTCTCGACCGCGCGGAACGGTAGTCGCGCCAGCTGATCACGGGCGGCGGCCGTGCGTGCCCGCAGAGGCCATCCCGCCAACGCCGCCGACGCTGCCGCAGCCGATGCGGACCCGGCCGCCGCCGATGCGGACCCGGAGGCAGCTGTGGCGCTTGCCGCGGCATTGCTAACGGCTGTGTTGAGCGCGCCGAGATCAACCGCCGCGGCCGACGCTGCCGCAGCCGTCGCGCTCCCCGCAGCCGCCGTGGCCGATGCGGCCGCGGCCGTGGCACTGCTCGCCGCTGATGCTGCTCTCGAAGGCGCGAGATATGTCCATGTGCCCGCGCCAGCGCTCCCCGACTTTAGATAGAACCCCGCGTCGTCTCCGCCAGCCGGTGCAAGCGTTTCCGCCACGCGCCCGGCCGCGTGGTTGAGGTCCGCCCGCATCGCGGCACCGTCGGCGAAAATGACGGCATAAGAGCGGATCTGTGCCAGCACATTTGCGAGCGTTGGCACAGTGCCGCTGTCGATCGCGACGGTCTGGCCAGCGGTGCCGTTGACAATGGCGTTCAGCTTGGCGATGTCGGCCTGTAGCCGTGCGAGATCCTGCAGCGCGCTCATGCCCGCACTCTTCGCGCGCGCGCGGCCTTCGCCGCGGCGCTGACTGCGTTCAGCGCCCGCGCATCAGGGGTCGGTGGCAAAGTAGATCTGCTGAGCATGCTCGGCCCACGGCCCGGTCGCGGTCGCGGTCCGCGCCCGCACCCGCACCGTCCATGTCCCGTAGTTCCCCGCCGAGACGGGGATCGTCGAGATGCGCATCACGGCCTCGACGGGTGACCAGATCGACCCGTTGAGCTGCCACTGGCGGTCGAAACTCGTGGCATCGGCCGCCCCGAATGCCTCTACCACCAACTCGGGCGCCTGCGGCGTCCCGCCCTCCGAGAGTGCGATACCTTCGATCGTCAGGTTTACCGCCGGCGGCACCACAGGTGGCGGCAGCGACGGCGGCGCACCGGGATCGGCATGCACGCGCGCATCATCGGCCACCAGCGCCACGTCGATCACGTCAGCGCCGGAGGGCCGGGCTGCAACCACGAGGAGCTCACGCGCCCAGTCGGCCTCGGTGCCGAACAGGAGCCGCGGGCGCTCCGACCGGCCGTCCCACACGCTCACCGCCGGCGTGCCGATTGTCCATGTCGCCAGTCCGGTCCCTGCATAGCGGCCAGTGCCGGTCAGCGGTGCATCGAGCCGCACGCGGTCGCCGCTGACGCCAAGCGTCGCCGCGACAGGCCCAAGGACGCGCCCGTCAGGCGCGACGATCGCAGCCACGGCCGGGCCGGCCGGCGCCTCAAGCGCAGCGTCGACCACCAGCCAGTCGCCGTCGACCAAGAGGATGTCGGCCGACTGGCCCCAGCGCGGCAGGGGATGCGACACGCGCACAAGGTCGCCGCGCATGAGCACGCGCCCGTCAAGCTCCGTCGATAGCGAGACGAAAGCGCGGCGGAAGGCCGACGCCCGCGCAATGTATTGCCCCTCGCGCCAGGCCTGTCCGCGGTTCGCGATGCCGATCATCTGGACGCGTGCGGGCTTCAGGCCCGGTGAGCCGGGCGGCGTGCAATGGATCTCGGCCGGGTTCCACGTCGTGCTGTCGATGTACTCGACGATGACCGAGTCGGCTGAGTCCTCGCTCTGGAAGACGTGCTCGAACGAGAAGCTCCCGCGCCGGATCTGGCGCGGCGTGAAGGCTGTGCGCGGCGCCGCGCGCGGCTCGTCGCGCAGGCACGTCACGGCCGATCCCGCCAGCACGGCCTGCGCGCGCGTCACGCGCAGGATCGCCTGCACAACTTCCCACAGCGGCCTTTGCTGGTCGAACACGCCGTCGAACGTATCACCCCGGGCCGCGGCGCCGGCCGCGAGCGCGACGAAGGCCGGAAGGTCGATGCGCGCGTCGGGCAGGACCGTGCGCAGCGCATACACCGCCGCCCACGCCGGTGATCGCGTGGCGGCAGGCGCGGCCCAGCCGCCGTCCGCCGACCACATGGGCAACTTGCGCGTAGCGATGACGTTGAAGCGCTGCGCCGATTGCCCGTTGAGCGCGGCCGAGGCTCGCGCCGCCACTGCGATCACGGTCGTGTCGCCATAGGTCGTGAGCTGCGGCAGGAACGCGCGCAGCGTCCCCCATTGGACGAGGTGCGAGACCAGAGACGATGTGCTGCGGTTGCTGATGCGCTTCGCGCGCACCTCGTAGCGCCCGGGCGCCACATAGGCCTGCAGCGTGATGCGCTGCGGCTCGCGGGCGTTGCGCGTGATGGTCTCTCGGATGATCTCGGTCCAGCCGCCCGTGGCCACGCCGGCGTCGTCGATGGAGCGCGCCTCGAACGCCACCTCGGCCGAGGCGTTGATCGTCGTCGAGCCGGACACTTCGAACAGCCCTCCGGGGAAGATCACGTCGACGGCCAGCGTGTTCGTCCGCGTGCCCGCCGGGTTCGCCGTGAAGGGCCCGGCATAACCGGCATTGGCCTCGTTCGGGCCACGCAGCTCGATGCCCTGCACCTCGAGCGACGACGTCACATTGTCCGCGAAGCGCGAGATCGCGTTGCCGGGCGTGACGATCTCGATCTCCAGCCCGGGATAGGTGCCGGTGGACGCGCCATTGGCCCACACGATCGTCTCGCCGATGCGGATCTGCTCGATGTCGTACGTGCCGCGCCCCACCACGAACACCTGGTAGAGCTGCTGCTCGTTCGCGACGAACTCGTACCAGGGCTCGGCGCCCAGATCGCAGAACACGATGTGGCGCCCGAACAGCTCCGGGATCGCCTCACCGATGCGGGCCCGGTTGGCCTGCGCTTGGAGCGAATAGGTGGGCGAAAGCCCTGTCGACGTGCGGGGCAGCGCGGCGGATGGCGGCGGCAGGATCGCCTGCACGAGGATTGCGCCTGCGGCCGCAACGGATGTCGAGATGGCCGCCGAGGCAACGGCGAACGCCGTGGTGCCTTGCGCGAAACCGAGCGCCGCCGCAGCGGCTGGCCCGGCCCACGCGGCCAGAGCGGCGACAGCAATCATCGCCAGGATGGCCAGCGGGTTCGAGCCCTGGTTGCCGCCCTGCGGCAGCGTGACCAGCAGCGCCGTCTCGTCGGCGGCGAGGGCCTCATCGTCCCATGAGGCGCGCTTCACGGGCGCATAACGGCCGTCGGGACCGCGCCGCAGCAGCAGCGTCGCGGGTGGCAGGCGGCGTTCTCCGAGCACGGCGCTCACCCGCTGCCCGGCCATGGCTGGCAGGAACCGTGCAGCCCGCCACGGCTCGATCGGATGCGTCACGTGCACGATGCGGGCGAGCCGCGGCGCGGGCACCGTCATGGCGACGCTCCGGGTGAGGATGGGGCGAAGCGGTAGAAGCGCGGAGCGCCGAAGCCCGCGCAGGCGAGCTGCAGGGGCCGCTCGAACGCAACGCCGTAGCTCCGCGCGGCATGCAGCACGCCACCGCCGTCAGGATCGAGCCACACGCCGATATGGTGCGGCAGGTCACGCCGCCGCATCTCGACCAGGTCGCCGGCCGCAGGCACGTCCACCGCCGCCCATCGCGCCCGTTCGGCGTGGCCCAGAAGCGCCGTCACGACCGCATGGGCAGAATGCGCGTCCACCGCCGCCAGCGGCAGCTCCCTCCCGAACAGCACACGCTGGCAGTCGCGCGCCAGGCCCCAGCAATCGTAGGCGTCCGGACCTTGCGCGCCGCTCTGCCACGGCAGTCCCACGACGCGGCGGATGTAAGCCACCTGCGCGGCAGGCGCAGGCGCGGCGCTAACCTCAGCGTGCCAGCCCACGGAACGCCTCCAGCGTGTAGATCTGCGCCGGGAACGGCTGTGAGAGGAAGTCCTCGAACCCGGCCGTGCCGGTGATCCGCAGCGCATCGCCCCGCACCCGCCGTGCGGTCAGGCCGTGCAGCACATACGCCGGGGCGGTGAGATCGTGATCCAGATACTGCCGGTAGCTCAGCGCGATCGGCGCGAAGCTCGCGGTCGCCAGCTCGAGCCATGGCATCAGCTCCGCGGTGGCGTTGTCGATCGCGAGCTCGACCACGGGCAGGCCGCGCTCGGGGCTTTCGGGCGGGCGCAACGCGAAGGCCAGGGCGCGGAACGTCACGGCCTGTCCCGCCTGGAAGGGCGCGCCGGCCTCCAGCGTGGCCACGATGTCGGCCGGCGCACGCACGATGCGGACGGCGACCGGCGCGCCGTCCGCCACGAAGGCCGGGTGCCGGAACTCCAGCGTGTCGAGGGCGATCGCGTCGGCGGGTGCCGCGAAAAAGTACTCCTTCAGGTCGTCGCGATAGGGATCGCTCACGGCACCGCTCCGGGATAGTCGGTGTGCACGATCGTGTGCAGAAGGTCGTCCGCCGCCGCGGTCCCGGCATCGCCGCCCAGCGCGGTGATCGCGGCCTCCGCCAGCGTGGGCGTCGCGAGGGACCGCACCTCCAGCACGGCGTTCACCACGTACTCGCCGCCGCGCCGCCGCGCCGTGAATTCGCCGCGCTCGAACCGCGCCTCGTGATCCACATAGGCCGTCCCGGTGAGCACCGGCACGACGAACCACGCGTAGCCGCCGGCGAGATCGTGCTGATGCCACGCCCGGAACATCTCCATCTCGGCTGCTGTCATTGGCCATGCGCAGGCGACGCGCGTCACCTGCGGCCGGAACAGGCGGCGCTGGCGCGCGGGGCCTGCCTCCATGTCGGCGCGCACGCCCACCGGCTGCAGCTCATAGGCGAGGTCGGCCGCCAGCGGCTCGAACCGGAAGGCGTAGGAGGGCCAACGGATCGTGCTCATCGCCGCACCGGGGTCCGCGTGATGCCGTAGGTGGACTCGAGCGCCGCGCCCAGCGGCCCGCGGCCGCGCGAGACGTCGTCGGCCATGCGTCCGGCCATGTCATCGTAGATCAGGTCGAGCCGCAGGCCACCGTCATCGGTGCGCCGCTGCTCCGTCCTCTGCGGCGCGCCCGGCCCGCCATGCACGTGGACCTCGACGCGCGGCATCCCGCCCGGCGAGGCGGCACCCGGCAGCTCGATCATGATCGGCCGCGTCGCGATCGCAGCGATCAATGCGTTCGCATTGTCCATCTGGCGGGGCGTGAACACGCCCTCGTCACTGCGGATCACGGCGAGGGTTTCGTCGTTGGCGAGCACGCCGGAATGAAACCGCGGCAGGGATCGCAGCGGCACCGCATCGGTGCCGAGGATGCCGCCGGTATGGAGCACAGGCGGCCCGATGCGCGGCCCGGGCGAGGCCGCGCCCCCACCGCCGAGGATGCCGTTCAGCAGCGAAGTGAAGCCGTCGAAGATGAACCCTCCAAGCGTGTCGAGGGGCCCCTGAAGGGTGCGCTGGTAGGCAATCTTGGCGAACTGCTCGACCACGAAATCCGCGAGCCCGCCGACTTCGAGGCGGCCCGTGCGGGCGAAGGCCACGAATGCGTTCTGGCCCTCGCTCGACCAGCCCTTCACGGCCGCTTCGGCGGTCGCCGCGAAATCGGCCGCCGCGGCCTTGAGATCGGCGAGCCCGCGCTGGATGCCGGCCGCCCAGTCGGTGCGCCGCCGCAGATCCTCGGCGAGGGCCTTGGCGATGCGCTCGCCATGCACCGCCTCCACCATCGCCACATAGTCCTGGTAGCCGGCCGCGGCGGCATCGAGACCGCCAAGCGTCTCGTCGCGCCAGCGATGGGCGTCGGCGATCGCCGTGGCCAGAGGCCCCTGCAGCGCCGTCATCTGGCGGCGGAGATCCTCCGCCGCGCGCGCGTGGTCGGCGACGGCACCCGCGCGCGCGAACAGACCGGCGGCTTCCCGGCCCTGCGCGGTCGCCGGATCGAACCCGCCCTGGATGGCGCGCGCCTCGGCCTCCGCCTCGCGGACGGCACGGCGGTCGCCGCCGGCGCGCACCGCGGCGAGGCGTTCGGCGAGCGCGACCTCGGCGCGGAGATCGGTCAGCCGCTGTGTCGTCTTCTCGGCGAGCTTGTCCGCCTCGGTCCGCTGACCGTCGAGGAGCCGCTTCCGCTCCTCCAGGATGCCGTTCAGGGTGCGCTCGTTCACGGCCTGATCGCCGATGCCGGAGGCGATCGCGCGCCGCACGCGCGTCTCGGCGTCTGCCAACTCGCGCAGCCGGTTCGTCGCGGTGTCATAGCGCCGGTTGAGATCGCCGAGCGCGCGGGTCTCGGCGGCGTTCGTCGCACGCGAATACGCGCCGCCCTGCGCTGCCATCTCCTGGTCGATCGACGGCTCGGGCCCGCTGGCGGCGGGTGACGACGTGTTGAAGAACTGCAGGCCGGTCTGCCCGGGCAGAAGCCCGGCGAGCATCTGGGACGCCACAGGCGAGTTCCCGATCTTGCCGATCCAGTCCCAGGCATTCGAGGCCGCGATGCCCATGCGGTCGAAGGCGAGCTCGAGGAGGCCGACCTCGCCCTTGAGGCTGGCGAACCGTTCCTGGACGGCTTGGGCGAGGCGCTCCTGTGCGCCCATGATGTCGCCCTGGCGCTCCATCGAGATGATCTGCTGCACCGTCGCGTCGTCGAGCAGATTGAATTCCTCGGCCAGCTCGCGCGCACCGCGGCCCGGCTGTGCCAGCGCCCGAGCGAGTTCCGCGGCCGCCTCGACGGCATCGGTGCCGGTCGCCACCGCGAAGCCACGGGCCGCTTCGGACGCCATCCGCATCGCGGCGTCCGACTGCACCCCGGCACGGACGAAGCCTGCAGCGATGTCGCGGCCGGCACGCTCGGAGACGTTGGCTGCCGACGCCATCTCGGCCGCAAGCCCGCGATAGGCATCTGCGGTCAGGCCCAGCGTGTTGCCATGGGCGCGCACCGCGACGTCGAGCTGGCGGATGCTGTCGGCATAGGAAAGGCCTGCCGCAATGGCCGCGACGGTCGCCGCGGCGACGCCGCCGATGATGAGCCGCATTGGCGTCAGCACGGTGGAGATCGACGCGAACAGCGGGCCGACGCCGCCCCACGCATCCGAGAGCTGCGGGCCCTGCTGCATGAGGATCGTCATCGGCGATATGCCGGACGCGAGCGACGCCACGACGTCGTTGACCGTGTAGTTCAGCGCCATCATCTGCTGGCGCGTCAGTGCCGCCGTATTCGCGACGCCACCGAGAGCGGATCCCATGCGTGCCGTGGCCGCGGCTGTGCGATCGGCGTCGGCGGACACGTTGCGCGTCGCCGCTGCCACGGCCGCCACACCAGGGCCCGCCGCCGACTGCTGGATGTTTCGGTCCGTGGCCTCGATGATCCGGCCGACGCGCTGGTACTCGGCCTTCAGCCCCTCGACGGCCGTCTCGGCCTGCTGGACGCCCTGCACGAGGCCCTTGGCGTCGGCATTGATGACAGCGCGGACGACATACTCGGTCATGCGCTCACCCGCAGCTGCTCGGTCATGGCCTCCAGCGCCTCGGCCTCCATGAGCCGGACGCCGGCCAGCACCTCGTCATCGAGCGTGATGCCGAGCGCCCCGGCCACCACGCCGAGCGAGGCGTAATCGAGCGACGTCCGGACGATCATCACCGTGCTGCCTCCCGTGATCGCCATGGTCCGCCACTGCGTCGAGAGCCCGAGGAAGAGCCGCACGGCGGACACATTCTCCGGCTCGATCTCGATCCGCTGCGCTGCCGCCCGCTCGGCCCACGCCGCGCGCGTGGCGGCATCGGCGCCCAGCGCTGCCATCTGCTCGTCGAGCGGGGTCCGCGGCGCGGGCTGAGCCCAGGCGCGCGCCGCGGCCTTCAGTTTCCCGGCAGGCGACGTCCCAGCATCTCGAAGAAGGCGGCGATCACGCCGTCGCGGAGATACGGGATCCGCAGCGCCGCTTCCCGCACCGCATCCGTCCACGGGATCACGGCGCCGTTCTCGTCCTTGAGCTCGAGCCGGTCGAGGCAGGCGTCGAGCAGGCGGTCGTTCGCGGTCAGGATCGGCCCGGCGACGACCGCGTCGATCCGGTCCTGCCCGAGCACGTGGAACCACGCGGTGAGCGTGCGCGCCTCGTGCTTGCCGTCGACGGGCACCTTGAGCGTGCAGATCCACTTGACCGGCTTGTGCTCGGTGAGAAAAACGAACTCCATGGGCTGATCCTCAGTCGAAATGGGCTGATCCTCAGTCGAAGACGAGCGTGAACTCGTCGTTGGCCGCAGACGCCCGCTTCGGCTTCGCCGTGGCCTGCGTGAGCGTGATGCCGTTGGCATTCGCCTCCGTCGGCTGGATCAGCTGCAGCGCGGGCGCGTTCAGCCGGACGCGCGCGCCCGCCTGCGTGCCGATCGTCAGCGCGGTGTTGTAGCGCGTGTTCGCCCGCGCGAGCCCGATCGCCGAGAGCGACGCCGCGGCCATCTGCTCGAACGCGATCTCGCCGGCCGGATCGCGATCCACGATCCGCACCTGGTCGAGGTTTGGGCGATCCGTGAACTGGAGGTTTTGCCCGATGTTGATCGACCAGCGGTCCAGCACTGGCGAGAGTGCGCCGAGCGCGAAGGTCGTGTTCGCGCGGTTGACGATCAGCGCATCGCGGAAGTTGGTCCACACCGGTGTGACCACCGCAACGTCCGTCTCGGGGTTCGCGACGAGCCCCAGGAACTCGAAGGCGATGAAGGGCAGCTGCCCGGCCTGAACGTTGAACGTCGTCCGGCCGCGCGCGCCCGTCATGATGTAGCGCTTGCCCGCCCGGAAGAAGTAGAGCGAGGCGCTCTCGAAGCCCGCCGAGACCGGCGCGTAGGTGACGCTCACTCCCGCCTGGATCGTTTCGGAGAACCCGCACGCCCGCAGCAGCGGCCCGTAGGCCGGTGCCGAGCCCGCCGCCGGCGACGGCCCGAGCTCGACCGAGAAGCTGAGCCGCGCATGGATGTTCGCGTGGCTCTCGAAGTCCTTCCCGAAATCCGGCCGCGCGCGATCGCGCGTCACCGCATCGCCCTGGACGGGGCTGATCTGCGGCTGCGTTGCCATCATCGCGTGCGTGGCGGCGGCAGGCGTCGCGTCGGTGCCGTAGGACGACTCGATCGCCGCGAGGACTGCGGCCTGGCGGAAGATGCTCATTCGGCGGTCTCCTCGGTGGTGGTGTCGTCGGCCGCGTCGGCCGTGGCCGGAGCGGGTTCGCCGTAGCGCGTGGCCTCGTCGCCCTCGACGCGCGTCAGGCGGCGGCGGCGGCCGCTGCCCTCGATCACGTATCGGCCGCCCTCGGCGGGGATGTCGGGGTTGCTCATGCGTACACTCCTCATGCGCGGATCACGCGCTCGGTTTCCCAGGCGAGGCCCCAGAGCAGATCTTGCGAGGCCAGGTCGAAGCGGAGCAGGCGGCCGGACCGGTATTCGAGCGGCGTCTGGAAGCCCTCCGGCACCCAGCCGAGGAGGCTCGCCACGACTGCGTCCGTGACAGGCGTCAGCGCGGCCAGCGCTTCGGCGCCCTGCGGTCCGCCGAGCTGCGCGCCGATGATCGTCATCACGCCCGCGCCCATGGGCTGGCGCAGCTGCATCGTGCCGGTGTCCGAGGCTTGCGCCTCGTCGCCCTGCGGCACGACCCACACGTGGACCGCGTCGCCCATGAGACCGGCGGCGGCGGCGGCGAGATCGGCCGCATTGCCCACATGCGCGACCGTCCCTGCCAGCGCCGTGGCGAGGCGTGCCTGGACGGACGCGGCGAGGCGGAGCGCATTCGCGAACGCGGGCGCGCTCATGCGGCACCTCCCGCGGCCTGCGCGATGTCGCGCGTGATGATCCCCTGCACGATCGCCATCGTCTGCGGCGTCACGCCGAGATAGGGCCGCGCCGGGATCGTGATGCTGTGCGCGGCGACGTTCACATCGCGCGCGAAGTTCGAGCGGCGGCGCTTCACGAAGCGCGGCAGCAGCTCGCCCGTGCGCTTGTCCTGCCGCTGGTAGATCGTCTGTTTGCGCGCGGCGCGCTGGATCGTGCCGCCGAACTGATGGATTGCGGCATAGAGCACGTTGGTGCCCCACTCGACCGCGCTGTCGATCACCCGATGCGTGATGCTCGCCATGAGGCGCCCCGAGAGCTGGAGCGTCTTGCCGCGACCGCTCGCGAGCACGCGCTGCGACGGGCGCCAGCGCTGCCCCGTCGGCGTCTGCTGCCGTTCAAAGTTGCGCTGCGTCTCGACGACCATCTGCTTGCCGATGTCGTCGAGCGTCGGGCGGAGATCCGCGCCGAGCGCACGCAGCCGGCCGAAGGCCCCGATGAGGCCGCCGTCATCGACCGCGAGCACGATCCCTGCGCCGGCCATCAGAGCCCCCTCAGGGAGTCGCGGGAGAAGATGCGCGCGGGACCGCTGCTCTCGGGCTGGCCGGCGGCGGCCTCGGGCGGCGGTGTCGCCGTGTCGCCGAGCGAGACGATGCCGCGCGCGACGTCGCGCAGCCACGCGATCGCGTCCTCGTAGTCCTGGCGGATGCGCTCGGCCTCGCCGGCGCGGTGCAGGAAATAGCGCGCGATCACGCACGCGCGCATCGTGATGCTCTGAGGGACAGGCGCGAGCGGCACCGGATAGCGGCGGCCGACATAATCGTTGATCGCGGAGGTCGCGTCGGCGATCGCGCGCGCGATCGTATCGGCGCGCTCCTGCACCGGCACGGTCGCAAGGACGCGATCCAGCTCCTGCTGGCTGTAGCGCCTCACGAGATCCGTCTCGGTGCAGTACACGGGTCGCTCCTTGAAAGCCGTGACGGGCGGCGGGCTCTTGCCCCGCAGGACGGGTGTCGCCGTCCTGACCGCTACCGGCGCTGGGGGCCTCGCGAGCCGTACCAGACCGCCCTCTGGGACATTCGGTGGCCCAGGCGCTTAAGCGCGCCCGGCCGTTGTGGTGTCGCCGTCCGCTTGGACCGCGCGGACCTCGAGCTGCGGATCGGCGGCGATCGCCTCGAACGCCTCCGGCGTCAGAGCGCCCGCCTCGAAACGCGTCCAGCCCGGCCCGAAGGCGAGACCCGCGCGGCGGCGACCCTGTGCCTGGCGCGCCCGCACATCGATGGCCGGGCTGTTGGCCTCGGCAGGCGCGGCGGCGGCCGGCGTCTCGGCCGAAGCGGCGGATGCCGCCTCGGCCTGACCGGTGGTGGTGCTCTTGCTGCCCTTCGCCATCACCGCTCTCCTAAGCCGAGCAGCGGCGCGAGGAGCAGCTGGGCGGTGCCCTTCCACTCGTTCGTCGCACCGGCGGCGTCGACGTCACGCTCCAGGAGCCGGCGCGCCGGGCCCTCGAGCGACGGCGGCACCACGAGGAGGTTCGGCATCACGCCGAGCGGCAGGCCGTTATCGCCCTTGAGCGACATCATCGCCGCACGCGCCGCCTCGTAGTTCGTCGCGTTCAGCGTCTGCTTCGACGCATAGGCGAGCTGCCAGAGGCCGAACCCGACATTGCCGCGATAGTCGACGCCGTAGAGCAGGTCGCGGCCGTGGAAGACGTTGTCGTCCGTCTCCTGGTCCTTGCGCACGAGGTTCGGCGCCTTCCGCTCCTGGTAGATGAGCGGCTTGATCGCACGGCTCATGTCGAGGAGGTACCAGGCCGTGCCCGCGCCGCCGCCACTGTTGCTCACGCTCGACACGGTGCCGTCGGCATTCTCCACGGGGTGATCCGTGTCGAAGAAGAACTGCCCGTCGTAGCAGTTCTGCGTGAAGCCCTGGCCGAGCAGCGAGAACACGAGCTGGTCGGGATGCACCGTCGCCGAGCGGCCGAGCTCCTGGAACATCGGCGCGTAGATGCCGATCGCGTCGTCCTCGAAGCGCTCCTTCTTGACCGAGACGGTCGCCTCGAAGCTCTTGTTGACGATCCGGAAGCCGTGGTCCTTCAGCTGGCGGATGACGCGGTCGCCGAGCCACTCGCGCAGCGACGGCATGTCGCCCAGCCAGTCATACTGCTCGCCCGAGGTGGTCGAGGGCACGCGCATCGCGACCCTGTTCCACATCGGCGTATAGAGCGAGCGGCCCTGATTGAAGGCTGTCTGGAAGCCGACGAACGCGGCGTCGAGATTGCGGCGGGTGAGATCCATCGTCGTGCTCCTCAGTGGGTGAATTCGACGCTGATGCCCGCGCTCACCTGGGCGGTGTTCGTGCCGCCGACCGTGAACGTGATGACATCGCCGGCGGCGAAGGTGTTGGCGGCCGAAGGCGTGGCGGCATCGACGTCACCCGCAGCCGAGCCGGCCTGCGTGATCGTCAGCGCGCCGCCGGTCACAGGCGTCCCGTTGATCGCCGCGGTGATGGTGGCATCGCCCACCGTGAGCGCGCCGTTCAGGACGCTCCGGATATCGACGAGCACGCCCGCGATCGGGGCCACCCAGCGATAGACCTGCGTCTGCGCGCCACGCAGGTCGGCGGCCTGCACGGTGAAGAACCCGCGATGGGCGCCGATGTTGGCGCGGGCCGTGGCGGCCGCCGCGACGTCGGAGAGGTTGTTCGCGGCGAGCAGCGCGCCCGATGCGGCGTCGAAGGCGCCGAGCGAGACCCACACGCCGGCCTCGTCGACGTCGACGATGGTACCCGCGGGCGACCGCGTGCCGGCGCCATTGGTGAGCGCCACCTGGTCGTCATCGACGACGAAGCAGCGCTGGCCGATATGGGCGTCCGTGATCGCGTCGCCGGATGCCGAGTTCGCGAACCGGAAGACGCCGGTCTCGATCTCGATGGTGCGCGCGCCGGCGGCGCCAGCCGCATTGTCGACGGTCTCGCGCGCGACGCCGATGCCGCGGAGACCCGTGGCCGTCTGACCCTTGGTCGCGCGGCCGTTGCCGTCGAGGCACACGAGCGCGCCGTCGTAGATGAGGACCGCGGCGGCGACAGGAAGCGACAGCCGGTCGCCGAGGCGGCGGGGCGTGGCGCGGGGAGCCGACAGAGCCGTCATGGTCAGACCGCCTTCTTCTGCGACGCCAGCGTCGCCTTGTAGTCGTCCTCTTTCAGGCCCAGCTGGGCGCAGATCGCCTTCTCCTCAGGGCTCAGCGCGCCGTCGGCAGGCGCCGCGGCGGCGGTATCGGCGCCGCTGCGGATCAGCTTGGGCTGGCCTGCGATGAAGGCCTCGAAGCCCTTCGCGTCACGCGCGCAGTAATCGAGCGCCCAGCCACGCTGCGCCGGCGTCAGGCGGCCTTCGGCGATGGCCGCGTCGACGGCCGCCGTTGCCTTCTCGGTGGCGCGCTCGGCCTGCAGCGACGCGACCTGCTTCTGCAGCGTGTCGATCGTCGCCTGCGCGGTGGCGTCGGGCTTCGCCGCGGCGGCGACGCGCGAGGCGACCGCCGTGACGAGCGCGGCACCCTCGGCGGACTCCTCGCCGACCGCCTTCGCGACAGCCGACAGCGTGGACGCCGTGGCCTTTGCGGCATCGTCCTTCGTCTTGATGGCCGCGAGGATCGCGGCCTCGTCCGCGGTCTCGGGCAGCCCGAGCGCCGCGGCGATCGCCTTCAGTGACATGTCTTGCTCCTGGGGTTGCACCTGGGTGAGCGCCTGGGCGAGCGCCTTCAGCTCACCGATCGCCGGCAGGTTCGTGAGGGCCGCGCGAAGGACGCGGCCGATGGTTTTCCCGGGGTCCGGCGCGTGGACGAACACGGGGCTGATGTGGCGGTACTCGAGGCCGGTGATGGCGGCGGCGCCGCGTGTCGACCAGGCGACGCGCGCCCACAGGCCTGGCTCGCCGTCCGGCCCGCGCGCCGCGAGCTCTTCGACCCAGCCGGCCGCCGGGCCCGCTGGCCGCTCTGCTTTCGGGTCGAGCGGGTCGTAGGCGTGGTCGAAGTCGATCGGCATCGGCAGCGCACCGCGCGAGGCCGCGATCACGGCCTCTGGGTCCGGCATCGTCCAGCGGCGGCCGTCCTGCGCCACGATCGCGCCCGCGGGCGGCAACAGCTGGATCCACGCGGGCGGCGTCGCCGCGGCGGTGAGCGCAGGCGCAAAGGAGGCTGTCGCGATGAGCTGTCGCGTGGTCATGGCCGGACCATGGCCCGCGCCTGCACAGGTCGAGAGGCTGAACGCGTTCAGCGCCTCACTTTGGTGCCGCGATGCGGCGGGCTTCAGCCCGCCGGGCCGGGGCGCCGCTGCAGGAGAAGCCCGGCGCGCTCCGCAGAGAAGGCCTCATCCGGCGCATACGCGGTGAACCGCACGAGCTGGCGCGCATCGGCATCGAGCACGAAGCCGAACGCTTTGCCGAGGATCAGCCGCAGCGACACGAAGCGCCGCCGCAGGATCACGCGGCCGTCGGGTGCGGCGTAGAAACCGGCCCACACCTCGTCCGCCGCCTCGACCAGCTCGGGCAGCAGCGGAAAGAGGCGCACAAGCGGCGAGCCGACCGGCAGCGCGTCGGCCAGGCCGATGCTGATCGCGATCGCGATCGCGCTTCCGAACGGATCACGCACGATCCGCTCCTCGCCACCCAGCGCAGCCGTGAATGCAGCGCGCATGCCGGCGGCGTCGGTCGGCAGCGGTGCGTCGGGCGCGAAGGCGCCGATCAGCGGGCGGGCTGCAAGGGGCGGCGGCGGCGATGGCGCCTCTCCCGGCGCCTCGAGCCGCACGAAGGTGTCGGCGCCGCGCGGAGCGCCGCCGAAGGCCGCGCGGCCGGGGTTCGCGCCGAAGCCCGGATCGATGCCCTTCGGCGTTCGGACGCTGCGCGGGCCGCGCGGCGTGTTGACGGTGCGTGTTTCCCACTGGACCGGCGGCGCCACCGTCTGGATCTTTTCGCCCTCGCGCCGAAGCCGCGCGACGCCCTCCTCGGAGAGCGACTGGACCATGCACTTGCAGCCCCAGCCGTTCATGGGCATGTGCGTGTCCCACCACGGGTCATCGACCGGGAGCACGACGTTGTGCCAGCTCTTGTGATCGAGCCGCGGGTTGTCGATCGTGCGGTGGACGTAGCGCAGAAAGGGGCGGCGATCCTTCAGGCGCTGCGCCTGCGCCCAGCGCCCTGCATTCTGCGCCTGGTTGAGATTGGTCTCGAAGATCACCCGGCTGCGCCAGTTGCGGCCGCCTTTGTAGGACCAGCCATAGCGCGCGACGATCGCATCGAAGTCCTTGCGAAACTGGTCGAGCGTCGTGCCGTCGCGGAGCGCCCGGCCGATCGCGTCCTGGAAGTCGGCGAGCATCGCGTCGTTGCGCGCACCGGCGACCACGAACGCGCGCGCGTGCATCCCCTCCCAGAGATCCGTCCAGGCATCCGTCGGCAGGCGGACCTTGTCGCGGAAGTACGCGATGGCCTCGTCGAACGGGACGCTGCGCCAGTCGGACGTCGGCCCCTCAAGCCCCGTCATCGCCGCCCTCCTCGAGGCGGCTGCGCCCGAACAGCTCGGCCAGCACCATCGCCTCGCGCAGTGTATCGGCGAGAGCGGCATCCGCCGGCTGCCGCAGCAGCTGCGTGATCCGGCCCCGCGCCTCCTCGAAACTCTGCGCCTGGAGGAACACGTCGCGGATGCGGTCGATCAGCGCGTCCTGGGCGGCGCGCGTCCGCTCGTCGAGAACCTCGGCGAGCGTGCTGATCGGGTCGGGTTCGGGGCCATCCGGCCCGTCCTGCGCGGCCGTGACCGGGCGGCCCGAAGGATCGAGGGCATTTAAGGGCGAATAAGGGCCGTAAGGGCCGGGTCTGGCCTCCCGCACGGCCCGAGATAGCCCCCCGGGGGGCGAACGGCGCCCAGCGCGCGGATTTTCGGGGGCGGGGTCCGGGCCATCAACGCCCGGCATCAAGGCCTCCTCAGGTGCCCCTCCGGGCGCCGTCAGCAGATCGTCCGCGTCCTCGGGCACCGAGAGGCCGGTCGCGGCGTAGATGTCCTTTGCTGCCACGCGCAGGCCCATCGGCACGAACGTCTTCGCGGCATCGATCATGCGATCGACGTCCTGCTCCTCGGGGCGTCCGATCTTGACCCGGGGGCAGCGGGCCTTTTCGCCCATGTTGAGGGCGACGAACGGCATGAACAGGTCGCGCCGCAGGACGCGCGCGAGCGCCTTCGCGTCCGCCCGCTCGATGTCCTCGCGAACCTTGTCGTGCTCCTTCGAGACCGCATGCCCGCCCGAGATGGCGTCCGTCGTCGTCGTCTGCCCCAACACCGCCTTCGAGACCTGGCGGTCGAGATAGGCGAGCATGCGGTCATAGAGATCAGCCGAGGCGGTCGTGCCTTTCGCCTCGAGGAACTCGAGGATCATAGCATCCGGGATGATGGCGGCGCGGTCGCTGCCGATCGACGCCACGGCCCGAAGGAGCGAGCGCTTCTCGCTGTCGGTCGCGCCGGCGTGGTACTTGCCGAGCCGCAGCGGCTGGCCATAGGCCTCGCTGAAGACGACCCAATCCTTCAGCGAGAACTGCTTGAACAGAAATCCCCAAGCCGCAGCGCGTGCGAGGCCGCCGCGGAGCGGCAGGCCGCTCTTCGCCTTGATCCGCGTGTCGATGAAGCACCACGGGTCGAGCGGCAGGTCACCGGCCTCGGTACGAAGGAGCGGGATCGACCGCGTGCGCTGATCGAAACGGACGAAGCGCGGCTCGACGCGCTGTATCGCTCGCGGCCGCCATTCGCGCGCGCTCGTCTCCCAGGCAATGCTGCAGATCGAGAAGCCCTTGCCGACGGCATCCAGCATGTCGATCAGGACGTCATCGGCCAGGAGCTCCTCGTCGAGCAGCTCCTGGCATAGCGCCGCGGCCTTCGCGTCGTTTGCATCATCCGAATAGGCCGTGACCGTGACGTCGAGCTGCGCCACCTGGCGCTTTCGGGTGCCCAGCACGGACTGATAGTGGAGGTCGCGCTCCTCCATCTCCTCTGCCAGCGCGAGATAGTGCTCGGGATCGCCGTCCTCCGCCTCGCGCAGGATCGCGGCGAGCCGCTCCGGCGTCAGGCCCGGCGAGACCTGCGCGATCACCGCCGCGCGCACGCCCGCGAGCGTCGCCTCGGCACGCTCGTGCGCCGTCGTCAGCCTGCCGGTATCGACCGGCTCTCCGCGATGGTTGAGCAGCATCACCATAGGGCGCGTCCTTTCCGGCCGGGCGCGTCATCGCCGCCGGGCCGCATGGTCATGCGATCGGGCTGGCCGCGCCTGGCGCCATCGAGCGGACTGCGGGGGGCGCGCGGTGCGGCCTCGTAGCCTTCCATGGCGACGAGGGTTTCGTTGGCAGCGAGGCAGGCGAGCGCGGCGGCCCAGAACTCGTCCGCGTGCACCTCGCCCTCGTTCACAAGCCGCGGCGGGCCGTCGCCCTTCTGCCGCGCCTTCTTGATCGCCATGAGGTCGCGGCGAAGTGCCGGATCGTTTGGCAGGCGGATCGTGCCCTCGTCCACGCGCTGCTTGAGTGCGATCGCCATGTCGAGGCGATTGGGCCCTGTGAAGAGCACGCCGCCGACGCGGCTGCCGTGATCCGTGATGGCCTGTTCTACAACCGCCTCGCCCATCCCGGTCTGGTCGATCAGGGCGCGCAGGACGCGGTACTGCTTGAGCACGCGGGCAAAAACGGTGGCCTGCTCCGCGAAGGTCGCCTTGTGGCCCAGCCAGCGCTCGCGCAGCACGAGCGCGCGGCCCACCTGCTCATAGGCGTGGATGACCGAGAGGTCGCGGCGGCGCGAGACGTCCCGGCCCACATAGGTGATGCCGCCGCGGTAGAGTGCCGGATCACCGGCCTCTTCCGTCATGCACGCGGCAAGCGCGCCGGCATCAAGCCAGGCGCCGGAACCGGTGCTCGGCACGCAGTCGAGCTCTTCGGCGGCGTCGTCGCCGTAGAAGGCCCTGATCTCGGCCTCCCAGGCCGCGCGACCCTCGGCCGTGGGCGCGACGCCCTTTACCAGGCACACGCGCTCGTAGAGGCCCTGCGCCAGCGCGTCGGCGAAGGTGATCGTCTGCACATGGCCCGCGCGCCGCCCGCTGCGCACCTCGTCGATCAGGCCGTTGAACGGATTGTCGACGCCGTTGTGCGTGCTCACGACCACCACGCGGCCGCCCCACATCAGGAGCGCGAGCGCTGCCTTGAGGAGCTCGGCGAGCTGGTCCACGAAGGCCGCCTCGTCGATGATGACGAGGCCCTGCTTGCCGCGCAGCGATCGCGGTGCGCTCGACAGCGCGATGATCTCGAAACCGGAGGCGAACGAGATCCGGAAGGCCTTGATTTGCCGCGTCGTGCCGTCGGGCTGCTGATCGTCGAACAGGAATTCGCCGGCCTCCGCGGCGCCGAGGACGAAGGCCCGCGCCCACATCGCGCAGGCGTCGATGAACTCGCGCGTCATCTCCTGGCTGTAGGAGATGTAGAGCGCGTCCTGTCCGCCCTCGCCGCGCTGGGCCGCCGCCGTCAGCACCGCATGCGAGGCAAGCCCCCAGGTGAGGCCGATCCGGCGCGACTTCTCGATCACCAGCAGCGCGTGCTCCAGCACGAGGCGGGAGGCTGCCTGCTGATATGGCAGGAGCAGGTTGCCCCGCGGCAGCACCGCGAGGGCGGCAAACGCCTCGTCCGACCGGGTCTTGCTGATGGCCTCGCTCATCTCTTGCGCCCGCTCCACGAGCGCAAGCTGGCCTCACGCTCGGCATAGGCGCTCAGGCGCGGATCGCCCGAGCCGACCGCCGGGCAGCGGGTGACGCGGCCATCGCGGATGGCGTCCTCGACCAGGCGCCGCGTCTCGGCCTCCTGTGCCGCACGTTCGGCAACGCTGCGCGCCTCGACCTGGGGGAGCGATCGTCCGAGGCTCGGGCCCGCGATCACCTTCGGCCGCGGCTCCTCGGTCGCCTCATCGGGGAGCGCCATGCGCAGCGGCATCGGCGCGTCGGGTTCGGGATCAGGATCTGGCTCCGGGTCCGGCTCCGGCTCGCCGTCAGGTTCATCGTCCAGGCCGGGCTCGGGGTCCGGCTCGTCCTCGAACGGCGGCACAGCTGGCGCCGGCGCGGGCGGCGGCACATCGAGCGCCTGGACGACGCGCTCAGCGCCATAGATGCGGGCCAGCATGCGCCGGCTCATGCCGCGCGCGGCGTGGAAGCGGATCGCGGCGATCGGATCGCGGCTCATTGCTCGACCCCGAGTACGGCGTGGCGGATCTGCGCGACCGTCTCCTTCGTCATGCCGGCCTTGCGCGCAGCGCCCTCGGCCGCCGTTGCGGCCTTCTTCAGGGCCTCCTTCGCGGCCTGGAGCTTCGCGGCGTTCAGCATCCGGTCGACGCTCGTCTTCTGCGCGGCCGAGAGGTCCTTGATCGTGCGCGCGAGGAAGTGCAGGTCCTCCGGGCTGATCGCCGGGTTCTCTTCCTTCACCAGCGCCCGGAAGCCCTTGTGCAGGACGACATGCAGCATCTCGGTGAGCTGCTGCTGCATCGCGCCGTCGTCACCGGCGGGCGTGGAGGCGAACAGGCTGGTCGCGATCTCCTTGGTCTCGCGGATCTCACGGGCGACCTCCTCCACCTCCTGCGCGTAGCGGTGGACGTTCGAGCGCGGCATCGGATGGCCGCGCTCGGCGAGCCACGCCGTGAGCTCGTCGACCGTGCGGCGGCCATCGGCGATCTGCGCGTTCAGCTCGCTCAGGACGTCGGCGGGCAGCTCGCGCTTGATCCGGCTTTTGCGCGCCATCGCAGCCTCACGGGCTCGGGCGCTTGACGCCGGGCACTACGGCGCTGCCGGCTGCCACGTCGTGGCCGCGCAGCGTGAGGCGCGCGATGGTGAGACTGCCGACGCTCGTGACCGTCACCAGATCCTGCTCCGAGAGCCAGGCGATCTCGCTCTCGATCTGGTCGCGGCTGGCGGTGAGGCCCGCCGCCTGGGCGCCATCGCGCAGGATCGAGGCATTGAGGCTGTATTCCGGCGCCTCATGCAGCAGCCGCAGCAGCGTGAGCCGGAGGTGCGGGCGGAAGGTCTTCTCCAGGTACGACATCACGGCGCCTTGTTGTGCATGAGGTGGGACTCGATCCGGCGTACGCCGTCGATCGCCGCCTCGACGTCCTTCTGGATGTGCTTGAGCTCGCTCTGCGTGCTGGCCCGCATCTCGGCCAGCGCCTCGCGCATCTCGTGGATCAGGCTGGCCGTCGGCAGCGCTTCGAGCGCCTGCTCGATGCGCGTGACGCGCACGCCGAGCTGGTCGATCGCGCCCCACAGCCGGGCCGAGTCATCCTTGTCGCGCCAGACCCCGCCGCGGACATAGGTCGAGACCACGATCCCGCACGTGATGAGCGAGCCGACGAGCGCAAGGAACGAGAGCGTGGTTTCGGGGATCATCGTCCCTCCATTGGCAAGGCGCGGATGTAGGCCTGCAGCCCGTCTGCGAGCGGCGCTGCTTCGGCGGCGAAGGTCAGGAGGTCGGCGGTGTAGTCGGCGAGATCGCCGACGGTGAGGCACCGCTCGGCTGAGGGCGCGGGATCGGGCGTAGCGGCTCCATCAGCCGCGCGTCCGGCGCCGGAAGCGGTGCGGGCACGCTCCGCGTCACGGGCGGCGTCGCGCAGGCGGCGAGCAAGAGCATCAGGCAGGCAGCGGGTGCGGAGCGCATCATCGGCGAGGTCCTGTCGTGTGTCTGCGCGGAGGGTTCGGACGGCGGCAGAGGCGCGCTCCTGGGCGCGGCCCGCGGCGGCAACCGCCTCGAGCGCGCGTTGGTGGACCTCGTGCTGCGCGATCAGTTGCGCGGTGTGCTGCTGCTGGATCTGCGCGAGCTTCTCGTCCTGCGCTTCGCGCTCGGCTGCGAGCGCGCGCTCGCGATCGGCGCGCGCGGCGGCAGCCTCGTCGATCCGCCCCTGCGTGTAGCCGAGGCCCCAGCCGGCGACCGCGGCCATGCCCGAAAACAGCAGCACCACGATCACGTCATCGCCGGCGAGGCCGCCCAGCGCGCGCCTGAACCAGCCGATCATGGCTTGCGCTCCACAAGCGCCTTCAGCGCCGCCGCGAAGCCCGTGATGTGCTCGGCGGTGGGGCCCAGCAGATAGGCGATCACCGTCAGGCCGTGGATGATCAGCAGGCCATAGGCGATGCCAGGCAGGAGCTCGGCCGGAACGAGCGCGATGATCCACGCCACGAGTCCGAGCACCGCGATCGCCGTGGCGAAGGTCAGGATGCGGCGGAAGAACCAGTTGCCCTCGGCGATGATGCGCGCGGGCTTGGGATCGGTCTCGCTCATGCGCCACCCGGCGCTTTTCCGGCGCGCTCCCGCATCTCGCGATTGAAGGCCTCGGCCCGCGCGCGGTCGACCTCCCAGGTTTCGACCCGCAAATCGCCGTGCGTGAACGTCGCCACGGCGCCACCCGGCTCGATCACGCCGAAGTCGAGAATTGTCCCGTTCGGCATGCGCTTGATCCACGCGACTTTGTGCGGGCTGCCGGGCTGCTCTTCGTTGGTGATGCGGATGCGCATCGTCATGGTCACTGCTCCTGGACGGTGACGGGGAGCGACTTGATGTTCGCAATGGCCAGCGCCACGGCGAGGCGCTCGAAGTCGCTGTCGAGGAGGCGGACGCAGCCACCGGTCGGCACGAGCCGCGCGCTGCCGCGGCCGCCGTGGATGGCGAGGCCGTGACGCCCGTTCTGCTTCGCCCGCAGGGCATCGCCTGCGGTCGGGTCGAGCCGGATCAGCGCAGGGCCGAACCCTTCCATGTAGGCCGGCAGTTTGTGCCAGCGCCCGATATAGGTGCCGGTCGGCGTGTCCCCCGACCGCTTGAGCGGGTCCCGCGTCGGGTTGCGGTCACGCGTCGCGATCTCCTGCGCGGCGCGGCCAAGCGCAGGACCCGCGAGCAGCAGTTCGCCCGCGTCATTGCGCAGCTCGAACGAACCTGCGCGGCGACGGTCGCGATGGAGGGTGACGATGATGCGCATGGCCTGTCCGCCTTTCGGGCGGACCTTGGCCCGCGCGCGCGCGGGCACAGGAGGCTGAATGCGTTCAGCCCTCGGCTTGCTTCGAGGCGAAGAGATCGAGCTGGCGCGTGTCTCGGAGCTCGCCGCGGAGCTTGTAGACCGTCCGCACATGGCAGCCGACGGCCGCCGCGATCGCATTGGCCGAGGCGCTTCCGTCACGCAGCATGTCGAGGATCGCGCGCCGCATCTGGCGCTCGCGGTTCTGATCGTACAGCGGGACCGTGATCTGCTCGCCGCCGAAGGCACTGGCGAGCGCGAGCGCCGCCGTGTGGCCGATGGCCTGGGCGATCCGATGCTCGGGGCTGATCGTGCGCGGGATCTTGATGCGGCGGCCGCCATAGGCGCGGCACAGCGCAGCGGCGGCGATCGGGCCGCCGGCGCGCAGCACCACCTGGTAGGGCCCCTCGTTGCTCACGAGCCGGCCACCCGCTGGGCTGAGGCCGCCGCGCGCGCCTCGGCGCGGCGAAGCCACGTGCCGAGCTTTCGCGCCGCAGCGTCGAGCTGCGCCTCGGCGAGCGCTTCCAGCGCGCTGTCGACGGCCACGATCCGCGCCGCCTTCAGCCAGGCGTCAAGCGCGAACCGGCTCTTGATCTGCACGGCGCCGAGTTCGGCCAGGCGCTGCCACTGGCGGCGCACGAGCGCCCGCCGCCAGGCGAGGCCGGTATCGGCCTTGAGGGTCGTATAGACGGTCTGGCCGAGCTTCGTGACGGCCATGGGCTCGTCGCGTGGCACCCAGCCATGGCGATCGGCGATGGACTTCAGGGCCTCAATGACGGAGGGCGCCGCCTCGGCATGCAGGAAGCGCAGCGCGGCGATGCCGGTCTGGCGCGCCACGAACGCGTCGAGCGCCGCATCGCTCCCGTCATCGATGGCCGCGAGGTTGTAGAGGCCGATCCAGAGCGCCTTCACCCGCCGCTGGTGCGGCTCCTGGGCGGCCGCGCGGGCGCGTGCGCCTGCGGCGGCGTCCCGCTCACCGGCCGGCAGATCGCGTGACCAGGCGGCAATCACCGCCAGCAGCTGCCGCGCGTCGAGGTCCGCCGCTGATCGCACGCCGGTCGAGCGCTCCAGTTTGTCGCGCCGCGCGGCCTCGTCGAGGCCGAGCCGCCTGGCGAGGCCGTGAAACGCGGAAAGCAGGCGGCGGCGGTTGGTCATGGCCGCGCCTCGCGCCCGAGCGATCCACAGAGCTTAAGGGCTAACGTCGGTGTGCGTTTAACGGGAGGAGTCTCTTGATGTGGGACGTTATCGCATACGCCTCCGCGATCAGCCCTGAAGTTTGGGCTGCCTGGGTTCAAGCGATCGGATCGGTGGGTGCCATTGCCGCCGCAATCTGGATCGATCAAGGCAGTGCGAGGCGCGCCGAAGCTGGGCGACGCGAGGCGAGCGACGAAGAAGTAAGGTACGTCAGATCGTTGGCAAGGGAGACGATCGGTCGGGCGCGCGGGTTTGCACGAGCTGCGGCTGCAAGAGATGAGCATGCGCTCAAGGCTCTGATCGACGAAAACTCTCAGCCGCTGCCGATCGCGCTGGACCAGATCGTCCCGAGTCAGGCGAAGACTTGGCAGTGCCTTAAGGCGACGCGCCTTCTTTCGTTCCATCTCCGGGCAATTGAAACTGAAGGGATGCGCGCGTGGAGCGTCTTGGTGGGGGGCGGAAACGGTGCCGATCCGCAAGCGCACGTCGAAGCGATAGAACGCGAGCTGCGGAAGGCTGAATTGCAGTTCGCGATTATCGAACGCGGCCCGCAAGCCACTAGGCGAACAGCAAGTTAAGCGATGCGCGACCGTGCGAATGCGAGACATCGGCTCAGGCCTCCGCAGCCGGCTGGACGAGCGACGCTGCTTCCAGGCCTAGGAGGCGGCCGCGGATCGCGACGGCCGCTGCCGCCATCACGGCCCGGCGCTCGCGCGCATCGGCCGGGCGCGGTTCGCGTTCGGCGACGTCGTCATAGCCGGCCATCAGGTCGGCCGCGGTGAGGCCTGCCGCCCGCGCCAGGCGCACGGCGTCGGCATGCAGCGCGCGCGCCTGGTCGGCCACCGTGAGCGCTGCCGAAGGCGCCCCTGCCGTGAGGCACCGCACCGCCCCTTGCGCCGCCGCGAGCCATGCGGCCCGCAGCTGCTGCGTCCGCTCCATCCGCGGCATGTCGAGCATCGGCCGCGTGAGGATCAGGAACTCCTCCAGCGCGGAGGCGAAATCCCGGTCGCTGATCAGCATGCGGCGGTCGATCGCGCTCATCGGCCGCGATCCTTGCGCAGATCAGGCAGGACGCTCTGCTCGATGTGTCTGCGCACTGCGTCCAGCACGCCCTGCGCGACGTGCGCCTGACCTTCGCCCCGCATCGCATCGCTCATGTGCCCGCCGGAGACGCGGGCGGCGACCTCGATGATGTTGGCACAAAGGTTCACGGCGGCGACGGTCAACGCCTGGATGATCACGACCTGATCGTCAGCGGTCTCAGCGCGCGGGCTAAATCCAAGCCGCGTGAACTCCTCGGCAACCGGCGGCATGATCTTCTGCATCACAGCGACCGCTGCCCGGCCTTCGGGCGTGGTGGCCGTCAATGCCAGGACTCTCAAGGCTTCTGCGGACGCCGCGCGGGCGCCTTCTGGGCTCTTGACGGCCCTGAGCGCGGATTTGATGTCGTGGGTCGGGCGCCTCGTCATGCCCGGCCTCCCTGCGGGCCGAAGGGGTGATTGGCGAGGCCGTAGGCGGTCATCTCGTGCAGCCTCGCTTCGGCTGACGCAAGGCCCGCCGCGTCCTGCCCGTAGGCGGCGACGAGCGCGTTCACCAGCGCCGCCTGCAGCACGTTGATCGCCGACGCGAGCGCTCGCTTGGCGTCGTCGTCGTTGCGCGGATCACCGGCGAGATGGCGGAGCAGCTGCAGCGCGAAGGCGTGGTTGCTGCCGCCCTCCAAGGTCTCGATCGAGAGGATCAGCGTCGGCGCGGTGACCTGGGCCAGGCGGCGCAGCGTGCCCGCGGGCATGGGACGAACAGGGTTCGAGGTCATGCCGCCACCTCATCGGGGGCCAGCACGTCCAGCACGGCCTCACCAAGCTCAGTGATGGCTGCGACCTCCGCGCCCGTCCGGCCCCGGTCAAGCGAGACGAGGCCACGGCGTTCGAGGTTGCGGATGGCGCTGGCCGAAACGAGGATCACGATCCCGTCGCGGTAATCGGCGAACTCGCCGCCGCCGCCGCGGTAAAGACGGCCGCGCTGGAGCATCTGGAGCGCATGGCGCTCGTGGAGGGTCAGGTGGGCCACGGTCATGCCGCCGCCCCCTCAATGACGAGCGAGATGCCGCGCGCGCGGAATGGCGAGCGCTGAATGTGGCCGCGCTCCTCGAGTCCAGTAATGATCCGGTGCACCCCCGAATTTGAGGCGAGCCCGATCGCGTGCCTGATCTCGGTGTAGCTGGGCGTGACGCCGCGCATGGCGACGTAGCCGCGGATGAAGTCCAAGGCCTGCTTCTGCCGGGCGGTGAGATTGCCCGCGAGCCGGCGCCCGATCAGGGCCCCGCAGTGAGGACAGGTCACGGTGACGGTCATTCCGCGCCTCCCGTGTCCGCGAGATCAAGCCCCTTCGGCAGCACCTCGAATTGCTCCTCGTCGCGCCGGATGGTGACGCCAGGCAGCATGTCGACCGCCTCTGGATGGGCGAGGATCGCCTCCTTGTTGAGCTCCTCCTTCACGCGCAGGAACGAGGTGAGCTTGAGCGTCTTGATCGTCTCGATGATCGTTTCGAGAGCGCCCTTCTTCTTCGAGATCTCGACGCGCGGGGGGCGCGTGCGCCACGAGAGCAGCCCCGCGGGCAGCTCGATCGACTTGCGGCCCTTCGGTACGAGCGTCGAGCGATGCGCCTCCGCGAACGCCTGCAGCCGCTGAAACCGGTCGGCCAGGACCGCCTTCTGCGGCGCGGCCTGCTCCTCGAAGAACCTCGTGACCTGCTGGGTCGCGTCCTTGAGGCCAGCGTCGAGATGCGTCAGTGCGTTTGCGGCGGCGGCGTACTCGGCGAGAAGCGCGTTCGCCTCCTCGACCGTCTGCGGCACGCGCAGCGCAGGCGCCGTCTGCTTCGCCGCCTTCTTTGTCGTCGTCTTCGTCTTGGTGGCAGCCATGTCAGTTCCTCCGAAAGTTGATTTGCCAGCGCAGCCAGCGGGCGATCGCGCAGCGCGTGAGCGCCCGGCGCCACCGGCTCATGACGGCTCGGCGGCGCGGAACGGCGCCGCCGCCTCCTTGACGCGTGCGAGTGCGTCGATCAGCCGGTCCCGGTCGGCACCGGCGTCGTCCAGCGCGGCCAGGTCGACAGCCGCACGGATCAGCGGCGCAGCCTCGGCCGCGAGAAATGCGAGCCCGGCGATCTCACGCACGCTCGTGCGCGTTGCACGCCGCGGCCCCTGCAGCAGCACCTCGCGCGCCGCGGCGACGAGCTCATCGAAGGTCAGGCGGTCAGCCTGGACGATCATCTCGGCAGCGGTCATCAGACGGCCCCCGTGAAGACGCCAGCCACGACCACCAGGCCGAACAGGCCCGCGAGCATGAGCGCGAAGCACACGATCTCGGCAGCGATCTCCGCAGCTGCCAGCGCGATGGTGATGATGCGCGCGCGGGTCACAGCGCCACCTCCGGCATAAGGTGTTCCCACGCCGCGCGCAGATGGCCCAGATTGCGCGGCGTCTGCTCGGCGACGGCGAGGCGCGTCGCGGCGAGCAGGATCTTCGTCACGCCACCGAGGCCGCCCGGCTTCTGCGCCACCGCGCGCAGGAACTTGATCTCGGTCGCGTCAGCGACGCCCCATGCGCGAGCGAGCATTTCGGCATCGGCGTCGAGGCTTTTCGGCGCCTTCGCGCGCATGCCGATGCGGCGGCGAAGCTGGGAGTAGTCGCGCGCGTCGAACACCGCGGTCAGCCGCTCGTCGCCGACGAAGGCGATGCCGACCTTCGTGGCGTCGTGGATCGCGCGCAGCTCCTCGACGGCCTGCACCGAGAGGTGCTGCGCCTCGTCGAGGATGATGAGCGCACCCGGCTCCTTCACGCGGCTGATGATGCGGCGCGAGAGCACCTGCGGCGTGCCGCGCGCCTCGGGCTCGCCCATCGCGGCCAGCACCTCGACGAGCGCGGTGTTAACGCCGCGCGTCGACGGGCGCATCGTCGCGAGGTGGACACGCGGCCGCTGCCGCTGGTGCTCCTCGCAGGCCATCGTCTTGCCGCTGCCCGGCTTGGCCGCGATCAGGACCAGATCGCCGAAGAGCTGCGCGTGATCGAGCGTGGTCAGGATGGCTTCGGCCGTGCGGGTCCCCTGGAAGCCGGGTGCGCGGATCTCCTCGTGCGCCCGCGCCTTCCGGACCTCGCGCAGCTCGAGCCACTTCGCCGCCTTCGCCGCGATCGAGGCGTTATCGCCCGCGTACTTCGCGTTCAGCCACGGGCCGAACGTGCCCTCAGGCACGCCGCACTCCGCTGCGATGCGGGCGCGCGTCAGCCCATCCTTCTGGATGATCGCTCCCACGCGATCGCGGATCGCCTGGATCGCGACGTCGTCCAGTTCCTTGTCGAAGAGTTCCGTCATCGGTAGGCTACTCCCTCTGTCGTGCTTCGGGCCCTTGCAGGGGCCGGGGTTGCGCCCGGGGCGTTGCAGCGCCTCGGGCGTTTTTCGTTCAGGCGATGGCCGCGCGCCGTTGGGCGCGCATCAGCCGCTCCATGAAATCGGTGGGTTCGGTGGTCTCGGCCGGCGTGTCGCTCGCGACGGGCGCGCCAGGCATGCGCGCGCCGAAGGCTGGCCGCACGACGGCCGGGTCGCTCGCGGGCGTGGCAGGCGTGTCGTCGACGACGATCTGGCGCGCGGCGAGCGTCGCAGAGTCGATCGCGACCTCGGCGGCGGCTAGCTTCTTGCGGGCCTTGACGTAGTCGCGACGCGCGCGCTCGTGACGGCGGGCGGCATCGGTGTCCAGGAAGCCCGCCTGCTCGTGCAGATCGGCGGCGCAGAGATAGCGGCCGTCCAGCGCATAGACATGCACCGCCTGGCGCAGATCATCGGGGTCGAAGCGGATGATCAGGCGGTCGTTGCGGTGCGCGGCCAGCGCCTCGGACCAGTAGCGATTGCCGAAGAGGGTGACGGCGCCACTCCGGCGGTCCGGCGTGATCTGCTCGGCTGCCAGCAGGCAAAGGCGCAGCTGCTCGGCTGTAGGCTTGCGGATCGGCGCGACCGCATAGGAGGCCTCGAACGCTTGATCGAACGAGAGCGTGCCACCGCACACTGGCGTGCGCCGACCGGGCCGCGCATTCCAGGCGGCGATCTCGGTCCGCACCACCGCGAGGAAGTCGGCCAGCGGGATAGCGCGCGCCCCGTAGTTGGCAGGCTTCGCGGCCGTATGGGGGCCCGTATAGGCCCCGGCAAAGGCCGGGTGCTTGGCGACGTCGCCTGCGAGGTCGCGGAAGCTCCGCTCGATCGGCTTCGACTGGCCGCTATAGGGCTTTGACCAGTGGACGCGGATCCCGAAGCCCGTGAGGACGCCGGTCGGGTCCTCGGCCCGCACCTTGAAGCGATAGCGGTTGGCCTGGCCGCCGGTGATGGCCTTGGACGCGAAGGCGCGGCCGTTGTCGAGCAGCGCCGCGCTGGGCAGGCCGTAGGTGCGGAAGACGTCGCCGAACGCCAGCCGCACGACGTCGGCGCTTTCGGTCTGGGCGACGCGCCAGGCGAGCAGCTTGTTGCTGAACGCGTCGCTGATCGCCGTCATCGCTGGGCGGCACGTGGAGCCGTCTGGCCATTCGACCATGACGTCCCAGGTATGGGTGTCGCCCACCACCAGGTCGAGGGCCGCGAGCGCCGTGCGGTCGCGCGTCAGATGCGGCCAGGAGCGCGCCAATGCCTCCTCGCCCTCGCGCAGGAGCAGGCGCGTCGTCTCCGAGACCGACGCGTCCATCCGGCGGATCAGCACGCCGATGGGCGGGATCGCCTTGCCCTCTGCCTTCGCGATCGCGGCGACCCGGCGATAGCACGCCTGGGCGGCGGGCTTCTCCGGCCGCAGATAATCGGCGGCGAAGAGGGCGACGAGCTCCGGGTCTGCCTCGACGCGCGCAGCACCTCCCGTGTAGCGCGGCGCGAGCGCCGGCAGCCGGTCGGCGGGATCGACGGCGGCCACCGCCGCAAACCAGTTGTAGACCGTCGCCTGGGTGACGGCCTGCCCTTCGCGCGCGAGGTCCTGACGGACATGCATGATCGCTTCGCCGCGCGGCGCGCCCGCGTCGCACACGGCGTCGATCCGGGCGAGGATCGCAGCCCGCTGCTGCGCGATCGCCTTGTGCCGCTCGGGCAGCCGTTCATAGGCCGCCCAGGCCTCCTCCCGGCCGGGCATCGCGGACAGCGGCGAGCGCTGCGCCTCGCGGGCGTCATAGGCCGCACGTGCCGCGGCCGGGAGAAGATCGATGTGGTATTCCAGCCCGCCGCCGCGCCCGGCGCGCGGACGCGTAAGCGGCTCGCCCCGCGCATTGCGTGCGAGCGTCCAGCCGGCCCGCGACGCGAAGGCATTCACATTCCGCTTGGTTGTCGGCAGCTCGGGCAGAGCGAGCTGCGCGATCTCGGCGGCGGAGAGCCACACCCGCATCAGCGCCTCCGGATCGCTGCCGTCGCGGGCGCGACGGGCAGGCGCGCGTTGAGGTCCCTCAGCCGCGCCTCGAGCTCGCGTTTCTGCGCCTCGAGCAGGCCGCGCTGGGCGTAGATTGCGTCGTGCCCGGCCAGCAGCGTCACGCCGAGCCCTTCGAGCGCGACGTCGAGCAGCCATAGCTGCCCGGTGACCTTCACCAGCGCGCGGAGCCGCGCGACCGGGATCGAATGCTCCGGCCGCCCCGCGGCGGCATAGGCGTTGAGCATGTGCTCGGACACCTGATCGTCGAGCATCTCGCTCATCTCGAAGGCGATGCGCGCGCGGCTCTTGCCGCTGATCCGCATCGCCTCCGAAACCGCCTGGCTGAGACGCCGGTTGAAATCCTCCGCCGTCACGCCCTCGGGCCGGTCGATCGCGACCGGGTAGAGAGCGTCGGGAGCGGCCGTGAAGAGGTCTGGCTGTGCGCTCGTGGCGGAGGTCGGGCGCTTGCGCATGGATCAGGCGCGCCCCGGCTTGGAGATCCCGAAACCCGGGGGCAGCGTGCTGACGGGGAGATCGCGCAGGAAGGACGCGCGCTCCTTCGCACTGGCCTGCATCCAGTACTTCATCAGCGTGTCGGCCTTCGAGGGCTTCTGTTTCGGGCGCGAGCCCTCCGCGAACCGGATCGCGGCGTCGACGGTGGGGGCTTCGCCGCGCTCGAAGGCGTCGACCGCCTCGAGCTGCTTGGCGGGTGTCAGCTTGGCGAGCCGGTTCAGCTCGGCGAGCTTCGTCGCCAGCGTCGTCGCCTGCAGGCGGCGGAGCGCCTCGGCATCGAGGCGGCGGACGAGCGAGAGGTCACGACGGACAGACCGGTCGGCGAGCCCGACCCGCTCCGCGATCTCGGCCTGCACGCCGAAAGCCTCGGCCAGAAGCCCCGCCTCGTCTGCACCGGACATTGTGTCCGGTGCAGCAAGTGCTTGAGCCTTCGCAGCTTTTGCCTTTCCGCCCAGCGCGCGGTCGTCCGCATCGGCCGCGATCCCGCGCTTCGCCTTCTCGATGGCGACGAGCTCGGCCACGAAGGTCGCCCGGTCGAGCGGGTTCAGGTCGGCGCGCACCAGGTTGGCGCTGATCTCGCGCGCCTTGCGCGCAAGGCCCTCGTGATCGCGGACGATGGCGTTGATCGTCGTCCAGCCGAGGAGGCGCGCCGCCGCCAGCCGGTGCGCGCCGTCGACGAGGCGGAAGCCCTTGCCCTCGTGGCACACGTCGATCGGCTGCAGTTGGCCGAGGCGGGCGAAGTCGCCCGCGATCCATGCGGCATGGGCGTCGGACACGGGGCGGAGGCGGTCGGTCTCGCGGATCTCCGCGAGCGGGATCTGGCGGAGGGTCTCGGCAGCGGGGCCTGCGGGCGTCATGAGGGTCTCGGGAAGCAAGGGTGGCGGTGCTGGCGGTGGGCGCGCTGTCTAGGCGGCGCGCGCTTTTGGACTCGCAGTCTTGGCCGGGGGGCGGATAGCTTCGGAACGGCCGTAACGACCGGGCCAAAGGATCGAGGGATGCACACCGAGGAATTGAGCGATGGCTTGCTCTCCGGCCGAGTTGCGCCGGTGCAGCGCTACGCGGCAGGCGGCGGTCGAAATTCCCGCGGCGCGCGCGAGGCCGGTCAGCGTCGCGCCCTTTCTCTGGATGGCGGCTTTGATGGCCCAGCGGTCCCAATTCGGCATTCACAGATCCGTTCAGTTGCCCGAAGCAGAGGTCACATTTGTTACCTATGGAACTTTTCTGTTATTGCCGCAAGCATAATCTGAGACCATGGCAGGGCAGTCGCTAACGCCCGCACCGGGCTTGGAAAATCGGTTCGCGGTCATGGTCGAGGCCGTGGGCGGGCGGGAGAAGGCGGCTCAGATTTGTGGCCGCACCAAAATGTCGATTCGCCGCTATGAGTCGGGGGAGAACGAACCGCCTTTCGACGTGGTGGCCCGTTTGGCCGTGGCAGCAGGCCGGTCGCTCGATTGGGTGGCGTCAGGTGCCGCGCATCCGGCCGACGTAGGGGGGTTCGTCCTAGTCCCGAAGTTCGAGGTGCAGGCATCCGCGGGGGGCGGGTTCGACAACGGAGGTGTCGGCCATGGCCCGTCGGAGATGATCGCGTTTCGGGAGGATTGGCTGCGCTCGCTGGGGGTCAATCCCGCTTACGCGCAGGCGCTCATGGCACGCGGCGACTCGATGGAACCCACCATCCGGGACGGCGACCTGCTCCTCGTCGACCGCTTCATTCATCGCGTGATTGACGAAGGGATCTACGTCGTCACCGTCGCCGGTCTGGTCGTGGTCAAGCGCCTGCAGATGCGGCGCGACGGCACGCTCGTCCTGATGAGCGACAATCGGCGCTACACCGATGAGGTTGTGCCACCGCACGAGCTCGATACCATCGTGATCGAAGGCAGGGTGCGCTGGATCGCACGCACGACCTGAAGGAGGATTGGTCGGATGAGGATGGGCTGGATCGTTGGCCTTGTCGCTGTCGTGCTTTTGCTTGGCGGCTGCGAGACCGTCCCAAGGGCGCAGAACTCGCCTTCCGGCTTGGCAGAAGCCCGGATCATGGGATCGACGGAGCTGGTTCGCCAAACCCTCAATCGCCGATGCGCAGAGCGAGGCTCAATCATCGGAAGCGATCCGTCTGGCGCGTTTGTTTGCTGCCGGAACTTGACGGACGGCGAGGCAATCGCTGCGGTCCTCATCGCTGGAAGCTCTATCGGCGCACCACCGCGCCAGTGCGCGCGGTACGTTGTGGCCGATCTCGGTCGGGAGCAGTTCGTCCAGGCGTCGCTATATGTGGAAACCCAAGGGGTTTATGGACCAAACCGCGCCCCCACGATGGCGA